AATCCGGACGCCGGCGATTTCGGCCGCGATAGTGCAAGCGACTTCGATCGTTCCGTCGGTCTTGATATCTTCGACCGCCCCAAGCTTGCCTTGCGCCAGGATATAGGGTTCTTCCAGGCGGTCAGGGAAAAGCTTGAAGAAAACCGCTTCGCCTTCCATGGCAAGCAACGGGTCGGCCAATTTGCTTGGAGCGCGCATCGTAAAGGACCCGGCGTTCAAAGTCGAAGAAACTTCGCCGACGGCCAGGCCATAGAATTCTTCCGAATTTACGGAATAGCTTTCGGCCGGTCGTTTGAAGTCCTTCGCGATCGATACGGCGGAAAAGTCAGGGGTCGCGTAGCTGACATAGACTTTTTTCCCGGTAGTGGTGGAACCGGCGTCGTCGCTGTGGATTTGCGGAAGGGCCGAAGCCATGTCAACGCCGGCATAACCCAGGACGCCCGCGCTTTCGCGATAGGGGTCAACGGTCCAGACCGGGTTGTTATAGACTTCGCGTTGGCTTCCGACAATTTGCTTGATTTCGTCGGCCGCAACCGCCGCCGAATCGCCGTCGGAATACCAAATTTGCGCGATCTCAATCGACGTTGTTGGAATCCAAGGCGGGCCGCCATTGGCGCCGCGTGTCGTGCTGAATGCCGTATGTTCCGCGCCTTCGACAACGGCCAGTGCGCCGCTTGAGTTGATAGTGATAGATAGCTTTTGATAGTCCGAAACGGACGGCCGCGAGATAGAAAGGTCGGCGTCGGCTTCGACGTCGGTTTCGACGCCGGCCAGGTAAACGGAACCGGCGGAAACGTCGACAACGTCGGACGATCCGGAAGCCGCAACCGAAACGACCAGGCCGGAAATAACGCCATTCGGCCGGACGATCGGAGCATATCCGCTTCGCTTGCTCCAAAGTTGAGCCGCTGAGTTGAAAATTGTGAAGTCCCCCGAATCGGTCAAAGCGACATACCCGGCCGGGGATTGTCCCGCTTCAAAATACAGTAAAGGTGCGCCCATGATTAAACCCTTTCATTTATTGGGAATAGGGATTCCCGGTTTTTGTTCTGTACGCTATCGAAAGCCGCGCATTTGACCCGGCGACGGTTTGTCCGTCTTCGGGCCAATCTTCCGCGCCGCCTTCGGTATAAACAATCGATTCGGCCAGGCCGCCGCATGACAACGCGTTGGCGTCGTATTCTGTGCCGCCGGTTATGGCCGCGGCGTCCGCGCCGCCGACCGTTACAGCTTCAAGGCCGAAGCCGGTCCCGGTTATTCTTCGGACCCGGACCGTTCCGGCCGCGTCTTCGCCTAACCATGTCCCGGAAGAAACGGAAACCGCGACGACGTAAGCCGTTGCACCCGTATCGTCCCCGGTTAGAGTGTCGCCGACTTCGATTTCGGTTTCGCCGTCTTCGAAGGTGTAAACGATTTCGTTGCCGGTGAACGCTTCCAGCAGGTCGGCAAGGATTTTTTCGGCGATCAATTCCGGGTCGGACGACCCGAAGGCCATAAACCCGGAAACGTCGACGTCCATCGTCAAAATATTTTCGCCGTATTCCGGGGAATTGCTTTCGCGGCCTGGCTTTACAACAACCGCCGGAAGTTGCTTGTTCGGCTTCCGGGCAAGAAAAACGTTCGTCCCGATCGACGTTTGAAAACCCTTCGTCGCCAGGATATCGGCCGCCCGGAGTTTTAGCGCCGCGATGATTTGGGTTCGAATAGAATCAGCCATTTGTTAAAGCCTTGAAAGTTCGTAAGCGATTTCCTGCTCCATGTTTTTCAAAAGCCGCGCGTTTGCCTTGTCTTCGACGTTTTTCCATCGGCCCGCCTTCGCAAGAATATCTTCGACCCGCGGCCCGTAAAGTTCTTTGATCGGCAAGCGGAGGTGTTCCGGTAAACGACCATAATCGGACTTGTCGGCAAGTAGGGATTTCGTCCCGGTCCCGACCTTGTCCGTTTTGCGCCAGAAGACGCCGACATGGCCGGACCGCATGGTCGCAATAAACGCATGACCTAAAATAGTCCGGTTCCCCGACCGCAGCACTTTAACGGAAACGCCTTTCGCCCGTTGCGCGGTCCCGGTAAACTTCGAGAGCGAAAGCGGTTTCCCCGCGCGAAAGCACTTCCCTGAAATGTCGGACCATGTCGCCCGGTTAATTTTAACCGCGGACCGAATGACGGTTTTCGTCGTGTTCAATTCCTGGTACGCTTCGTCCGTCATGTCCGTCCGGACGCCGGTCAAGGTTTTGTTTATCGCGCGAGTCAAAACCTTTGTTGCCGAGTTGCCAATCCCGGCGAACATCGCTTCGACTTCGCGAATTTGGGCCGGGTTTATGTCAATTTGAAGTTGCGCCATTTATCGAACCGCCACTTTTGAAGTGAACCCGTCATTTTCAAGTTCTTCGACGACGGTCCAGGTCCCCGCGTAAAGACCGGAAGCGATAATAAAGACGTCGCCCGCTTCCGGCGTCGTGCCTATTTCTGCAAGGCGAGCTTCGATTGTCCGCACTTGCGCCATTGCCGGAAGGTCAAACCCGCCCGGCTGAATTTCAGCTTCGTCCGAAACAACGACAAAACAGGCGGCCGGGAATTCGCCGTCCTTGATGAAAGTTGCCTCGACCCCGGCGACGGAGAAGATATCCACCGCCGCCTGGTCGAGTATGGACTCAAAAGTCACGGCTTAATACCACCAGAAAACGTCAACCGTGAATTTCCCGGCGGTCAGGGCCGCAACGGCAATCGTCGCGATCAACTGCTTGCGGGCGGCCATAACCAAAGGCGCGCCGGCGAGCGTGATCTGATCGGAAATGATCGGGCCGGCGTTGATATCGGCGATAGCGTCGGCCGCGTGGACGTCGCCGGCCGCATTCAGACCAAAGGAAATGGTAGCCGACCCGCCGGAAGTAATGTCGGTCGTCGGGTTGTTGATGTAAGCCTGGACGGCCTTCGCGCCGGACGGGATTTCCCCGCCGCGCATCGTAATTGCGCCAATCCCGCCGCCATCGACCGAAAAGTCGTATTCGAACGTTGCAACATTGAGTTTGCCTTCAAGTGGAGTTGTCATTTTAAAGAGTCCTTTCGTATTGTTATGAGAACCCCACGAACCATTTACGCGGGGTTAATATTTAAATCGCAAAGAATCAGCCGCCGGCGTTGGAAACCAGGGCCACCCAATCAACGGCCTTCGCGGCTGCATCGATACGGACCTTGAATTCGGTTCCGTCGACGGTCCAACCTTCGCGTTGCTCCATGTAAGGCGCTTTCTGACCGTTCAAATAAAAGACCGTAACGGTCATGCCCTTGGGACCGGCAAAGTAATATTTCGCCGTGTCGGAGCCGTCAAGTCTGGCATCGTAAACGCGCGTGAAGTAGTCGCCGGAATACGGATTTACCCGCGACGCGGCCAGATAAGAGTCGGTCGCCAGGCTATCTTTGTCGGCGAATTTTTCGGACCGGAAGAAAACTTCGGAAACGCCTTCAATCGTTTTCGGGCCGATGAAATATTCCGGCCGGATATTGAGATAAGCGTTGCCGGACGGATCGGTTTGCAGACCCATCAGTTTGATGGCTTCGGCAACCGGAGAGGTGCCGATGACGGCCGACGTTCCGACGTTGCCATGTGTCGCGCTATGGAAAAGCGTTACGCCGTCGCCCATGGCGGCGTTGGCGGTCAAAACGCTGTAAACACAATCGCCGATTTTGCGCTTTGCGGCGCGTCCCATTTTCCGGGGAACCATCGTAATTGCCCCCAGGTCGTCATTGATAATAGCTTGCCGGGTAATGGCCGTAATTTTCCCGAAGGTAACAGCCTGGACGGTTTCCTTTTTGTCCGACAGGTCGCCGTATTCGTATGCCCCGCGTTCGGCGATTTCGTCCAGGTCGTCGGCTTCGGAAGCCCGCGCGAGCGTCATCGCTTTAAAATCGGGAACGGACCCGGAATCGGTCCATACTTCGAAGGTTTCGTTTGCTTCCTCAAAACCGGACAAAAGCTGCTTATTCGCAACGTTCGCCAGTATCGCGGGAAGGACGGAAGTGCCGTGGATCCCGGGGAATGGGTAAGTTATAATGCTAACCTTATATACACATTCAACTCTCCAAATCCTGACTCTGCACTTTTCAGGATTCGCTCAATTCTCATAACAGATGAATTTGACCGCAAGGTAAATGACACAATCGATTATTACCAGGTATTTAAAAATTTCTTTTCATATGATGACGGAAGCGCTGAAAGTGGTTATGGTGTTAACGGACAGGGTGCATCCAATGCAATGGTGGCTACCCGTTTCAGATCTTTCGTAGCCG